TGTTTCAAAACAGTCTGCAATCAGAGAAAAGAAGCTCTTAAATAGAGAGATATACTAATGTTTAAAAAAGGAACTCAACTGAGTTCCTTTTTTGTTTCAAACGCAATAAAGCGGGGAGTACCCGTACTATTGCACCATAGAAAGTAAATTACGAAAGGGTGGGGATAAAATATGAACATTTACAGTTTATATACTGTACCTTAAATGGAGTTGAAAAATATCAATATTTTTTTCCTTTCAGAATATTGAGATTATCAACGATTAAAAAAACAAGATTTCTAACGTTAGAGATTTTTAAGGGATAGAAATAAATAAAGGGGAATGATTTAAATTAAGGATATTTGCCTTAATAGGAAGGAATGAAAGTATGAAAAAGATTAAGAATACATTTCTCGCCTTTTTTGTAACTGTATTGACTTCACTGAATCTTGTACTTCCTACCTATGCGGAAGAAACGACTGCACAAACAGTAAATACAGCAGGCTTTTCAGTGAATGTTGTAGGGGATGGTACAGTTACACTTTCATCAGGTGATTTTACAAAAACTTTATCTGATGGAGAAAGTTATAATGCAGATTATGACGAAGGTACAGAAATTAAAATTGTTTCTAAATCCAATGAGAATGCAGTTATTGATGATATTACTTTAAATGACAGTACGATCTCTGGATTTAGTAGTGGTAAGAAATCTTTCAGCTTTGCATATACAACAAAGACGGCTGATGCTTCTTTTAACGTAGTGTTCAAACAAAATGAAACGCAAAAAGAAGAAAACAGCAATTCAAGCAAAACTGAAAGTGATGATTCATCTCAAGACGAAAGTTCCAATGAATCTGTTTCTACTTCAGGTGATGCAGTAGATGAATCTGAAGATGCAGATAAATACAGCACATTTGATGTGGATCTTTCGAAGATGGATATAGATACATCTAAAACAGTATATACAAAATATTTGTATGCAATTCCAAGTGCTGTATCTGAAAACGATACAATCACATCCGTATTGATTGATAAAGATCCAAAGGATACGATTTATACGCAGACAATGGAACCTAGCACAGTGTATACGGATGGAGATGCTTACTATATTCAGGCGGACACACCTTTTGTGAATGGCTTAGCTCAAAAGAGCTATCCATACGATTATGATGTGGCTCGTGGAAATGATTATGGGCAACAGGTAACGGAAGGCTTTTCTTATAACAAGAAAACTCATATTTTAAAAATTGATAAAGATGTATTTAAAACTGTAGCAAAAGAAGCTAAATCAGATAACAATCTTAAAGAAGATTTTTCGGATTTACAGGTACAGTTTTTAGTCCCTGCCAATGTTGAGAATGATGTTAAAGTCAAAACTACAGTTGTAGATAAGACTGGTTCTATTGACAGTGTAGTAGGAGATTCAATCAGTTTGCGTCCCTTCATGACAGCACGCTTCCAGCTTGCTTCTGAAAAAACCGCAAGTAACTGTGAGTTATCAAATAGAATAGAAAAGATTAACAGTGAAAAATTAAGCTGAAAAAAGCCGTAAAAATCCGTAAAAAGTAAAAAAAAGCCCATAAAATCGTGCAATTTCGAGTGAAATTACTGTAATACTATGAAAAACAGTAATTTTTATTTTGCAACAAAAAAATCGTAAAAAAAGAGCATTTTTGAAGAATAAAAGAATTTTAAAAAAATAATGAAAAATACCCTTTTAAAAGACTTTTACTGCCTTTTAAACCAAAATAAAAAAAGTCAATAATAGCCGATAAATAAAGGTTTTTATGACTTTTAAAAGGTAAGTTTTAAGGTTTTAAAAAAATTAAAAATCTGTATATATAAATATAATTTTTAAAAGGGAAAAAATGAAATCTCACTGTAAATTTTTAGGTTTTTCACTGTAAATTCTCATAAAGCCCCATTTTATCGGCTTTTTTATAGTTTTCAACAACCTTTTAATAAAAATGGATTTACAGTGAGATTTTTAAGAAAACGACTAATTTTTACGTTTCTTAAAAGGTGATTTTAAGTTGCTATTTTTTTCTAATCTCATCAGCTTTTTGAATGGTAATATTCATGGCTTCACGAATTGCATCTGCTTGAGTAATTCCAAGAATTTTACACGCCTCTTTGAACTGATCTACGAAGTCGTTTTTAAAAGAAGCACGAACGGTTTTCATATTCTCTTTTTTCCAATCGCGTTTATATTCGTTTTCATTAAATTTAGTCATTTAGATCACCTCTTTTTCTGTAGTTGATATAGCATGCAATCATTATTATACAGCTGATCCATTTTGCCATATCAAAAATTGTTGGGTTGGCAAACTCTCCTTCGAAGCCTTCAATAATAACAACTAAGGATAATGCGCATACAATAATATCTAAGATTTTCATTGATGATGATAGACGAACATGTTATATTATAATTGAAATAGGAAGATGAGGTTTCCCTCATCTAACCCTTTTTCGAGATTTGGATTTAGACTTCTTGGATTTTTTTCTAGCAGTAGTAATGGTAGTAATGATTAAGCAGATCGAACTAACAATTGCTAGGAAAGCTTCTGAGAGGTCTTTTATAATCTCGCTAATATGTTCATCCATCTTAACACCTCCTTCCCTCTTTACATTATTATTATAACATAGTAAGCCTACTATGTCAATGAAAACATAAAAAAGATGCAGATTTTATAATGGAATTTGCATCTTTTTTCTTATAAAATATCGTATTTTGATAGATCATATCGCACTTGGATATAAGTGAGGATAAAGTCTAATATATGTAGTATTTTAGTCGTGGGTTTTATTAACTTTTAATGTATCGTTAATTGTTTTTAAATTAAGCATTGCCATGTAAAGAACTTTCTTTTTCTCTTCTTTTTTATTAGACATTAAGATACTTTGCAATTCAGAAATTATTGTAAAAATTGCATGTTGGTTATCTTCGTCTTCTTGTTCAAATATATTTAATACTCTTTTAAGCATTTGAGGGAATTCGTTATTTATAGAATTTAGAACATCTAAATCATCCCATATCATAGGCTCTCTTATATCTGTTTCTCCACGCAAAAAAGATCCACTCACATTAAAAAATTTTTCTAGTGCAACCATATTCTGTGAGCTAGGTTCTCTTACGCCACGTTCCCAATTCATAATTGTTCTAAATGGAATATTTAATTGTTCACCCATTTGTTTTTGCGTTAAACCTTTTTCTTTTCTTAAAAGTCTTATGTTGTCAGCGAGCTTCACGCTTATCACCTCTTTTATAGTATAGCAATTATGTAACCACTTGGATAGAAAAAACACATCTAATAAATAAAAAAACGTCTTGACCTAACCATGTGGGTATCTTATAATATGACTAAGGTAGCCATATGGATACATTTGGAGGTGATTATATGTATTTAATACCTAATATTGACGAAATCAAAAAGAAGAGAAAAGCTAAAGGTTTGTCTAAATGCAAATTATCTATTGAGGCAGGCTTAGGTAATCAAGCTCTAAGCAGAATTGAAAGGCAAGAAACAAAAAAGATACATCCGTTAAGAGCTAAAGAAATTGCAAGAGTATTGGAATGTAATGTAAATGATATTTTTAAGGAGGAATAATAATGATTATTTTCTATTATAACGATAACAAGCAAAACAATAACAAGGGTGTTAAAACCGAAGAAATAGATCGCATATTTTCTCACATAGAAAGGGCATCCGAATCCAACATAGACGTTGAACAATGTGAAATAGACACATTAGTTGAAGAAACGAGTGAACATAAAACAAATAATTTTAGTAAAAATCTTCGTTTATTAAGAAAATCTTTCAAACTTAAACAAGAAGATATTGAAGAAAAAACTAATATTTCTCATCACACAATTGCAAGTTATGAAATTGGTAGACGTGAACCTACAGCTAAAAACCTTTGCTTGCTTGCAAAACTCTTCAATGTAAATCCTATGTACTTAATGGAGAATGACTTAGCTAAACACAAATATTTGCATGTTGTTAGTAAGAGCAATAGTTTTGCAGAGAATTTAAAAATAATAAGAAATTCTTTAAAAATGACACAAAAAGAATTTGCTTATTACACTGGCTTAACTCTCAAATCAGTTATTAATTATGAAAATAAAGTTCATTTACCTGATTATTCAAGTTTAAAAATACTAGCTGAGAAGCTGGTTATAGATCCATTTGAATTAGTGGGTACTGGTAAATAATGACCAGTCCTTCTTAATGCAGCCAACGGAGGTCACAAGCCCTCGTAATAATGCAGAGTGAGGAGGTGGTTAAATGGAGACGCTAACACTTCAAGAATTAGCAGAATTAAAAGGATGTCACAGAGTTAGAATTCAACAACTTGTCACAGAAGGATTTTATAAATCTGTACAAGTTAAAAATTCAAGAGGTAGATTAGTTCATGCCATACCTCTAGATCAACTGACAGAAGAGGAACAACAAAAATACTATCGATCTAAAGGGATTTTAAACACAAATATAGAAGTACAGAATGCTGAAAAGCTAGAGTTTATGAGCACCCAAGAAAGAGAGGAATGTGTTTTTTGGGAAAACACCATTAATGAATGGCAGTCTTTCAGGAATAAAGAAAACGCAAGAAATAAGAGTGAAGTTGATGAACTATTCATCACAAAGATGAAGTTAGAACATCCTGAGCTTAATATTTCTACAAGTATTCTTTATCGCAAGTTTAAAGCCTTAAAGAATGGAGATCTAGAAGGCTTGATTGATAAACGAGGAAAAGCCAAGAAAGGCTACACAAAAATTGATGAACATGTGTGGCAAGTATTCTTGAGCTTCTTGTTGGATCAAGCAAAGCATCCACTTAGAAAATGCTATCAATATACTCAACTATATATTCAAAATACAGCACCTGAGTTATATGAGGATATACCAGCTTATTGTACTTTTACAAGACATGTAAAAGCCGATATTCCTGATGCAATCTTAACTCTTGGAAGAGATGGAGATAAGGCATTTGATGATAGATGTGCGCCATACATACGAAGAACTTATGACAACATGGATTCAAACGATTACTGGATTGGTGATAACCATACAATTGATGTAATTGTTGGAGATGGTGAAAAGACATTCAGGTTATACCTAACAGCCTTTATGGATGCACGAAGCGGAATTATGACATGTATCTACATTACAGATACACCATCATCACAGGCTTCAATTTATTCATTAAGACGAGGTATCAAGAAGTATGGAATACCTAAGAATGTTTACTTAGATAATGGTCGAGAGTTCTTAACATTTGACTTCGGCGGTTCAGGACACAGAAAAAAGAAAAAGGACGAAGATAAATTTACTCCTCCTCCGATTCTTGAACGCTTAGGAATCAATATGGTCAATGCACTCGTTAGAAACGCAAAAGCTAAGATCATTGAACGAAGATTCTTAGATTTCAAGAATAGTATTTCTAGATTGTTTGCAACTTATACAGGTGGAAATGTAGTTGAAAAGCCTGAGATCTTAAAAGTTGAACTTAAAAACGGAAATATACCTGATAAAGAAGCGTTTATCAAAGAAATCGAAGAATTGATTGAATATTACTTGAATTATGAAGAATACAACGGTGCAGTTGCAGCGGATAAGGGTAAAAGAAAGATTGACGTATATCAAGAAAACCTGCATACGAAGACAACCGCAACCGAAGAGCAATTAAATCTAATGATGTTAAGATCCACTCGAGCTCAAAAAGTGACAAGACGTGGCGTTAGTTTGAAGATTGGTGGAACTCAGCTAGATTACTTCAATAATGAATTAATCATGCAAATGCTGAATAAGAAAGTATATCTAAGATATGATCCTGATGATTTATCCAAAGTTAGAGTATATGACCTTGATGATAGATTCATTATGGAAGTTGAAGCAGACAATGTAGCAGTACTTGAATACGGCGCAAGTAAGGACGAAGTAAAACTTGCGATGGCTAAAACTAGAGAGCTTAAGAAAATCACTAAGAAAGCAATCAATGATTCAATCATCGCTAATATCGATAGAAATACTGCACTTGAATTGTTGTTGAAATCTGCTAAAGAAAACAAAGACAGTGATGTTTCTAAACCAAACTACGATTTAGAGATCTTAAACGTGGATGAAAAACCCATGTTATGCAAAGTGCATGATGTGGATTTAGACAAAATGAATATAAACTCAATTAAGCGACAAGGAGGAGATTATTATGCTTAACGTTGCAGTTAAAGAAAGACTTGAGAAATACATGAAAGAAGCTGGTGTTTCTCAAGCGAAAATTGCGCCACTGATTGGCGTGAGTATGACAGCTCTTTCGCAGTATAGAGGTGGTAAATACAAAGGTGATGTCACAGCAGTTGAGGCTAAAATCGTTGAATATTTGGACACGATTACTGAACAAGAGGAAATCAAAGAAAAGGTTCAAACATATAAACCGATGGAAGATTACATTCCTATTTCTATCAGCGAAGACATTTATAAGATGATTAGATATGCTCAATTAAATGGAGGCATCGCAATCGCTCATGGTGATGCAGGAATTGGTAAAACAAAAGCAGCACAGAAATATGTACGAGAGAATCCAACGCAAGCAATCTATATGGAAATGAGTCCTGTAGCTGGAACTCTAGGCAATATGCTTAGACTTCTAGCTAGGACACTTAAAATTCCTGAAAGTAGAAACAAGATGGAGTTGATGCTTTCGATTAGAGATAAGCTTGAAGGAACAAACCGAGTGATCATCATTGATGAAGCTCAGCATTTGAAATTATCTGCTCTTGAACAGATAAGAACGCTTGCTGATCCAAACTCAATCACAGGAACAAAGGGCGTTGGAATCGTGTTGATCGGTAACACTGAGGTCTATTCAAAGATGAAAGGAAAACAAGAAGCACAATTCGCTCAACTATTTTCAAGAATCAAGATGAGCCGATACTATTCAACATCCAATGTTACGGATGATGATGTAGAAAAATTGTTTCCAGCGTTAAAACAACAAGGATTGAATAAAGAATTGAACTTCTTAAAAGGTGTTTGTAAATCAAAATGGGGCATTCGTGGAGCAACCAATGTTTATGAAAATAGCATTAACAATGATGATGTTTCAGTGAATGGACTGTTTGCCATGGCTAGAACGTTAGGAATAGAGGTTATTTAAATGCTAAATGAATTAGTACAAATGATCTATAAAATCTGCACCGCCATAGTTGTATATGCAATCTATGTAAGTATAAAAAACAATAAAGAGGAGAGAAACGAAAGTGGGAAAGAGAAAAATTAAAAAGACATTGATTAGCGTTGTATTCGGAGTAATTTTGGGTGTTTTGCTTAGTAAAGTGACTTCTAAGCTAAGCATACAAGACTGTTTGTTATTCGCATCTATTCTATTGATTCTTGTGATTGTAACTGCATCTATTATGGCTGAAGATCTAGAGATTAGAATTAAAAAAGCCTATTTAGAAGGCAAACAAACGCTAAATTGCCAATGCACACACACATTCAAAACTGAGGACGAATAAAGTCCTCCTTAATGCAGCCAACGGAGGTCACAAGCCCTCGAATAATGCAGAGTGAGGAGGTGAAGCTAATGAGATTAGAAAAAGATTCTCTATACTTTGAAGCTAGAGTTATCACTATGGTCGGCTCATTGCATTGGTTTGGTGATACTTATTTTGCTGAAGAATTGTTAAAGTTGGCCACGAAAACAGTTTATATCCGAGATGACAGACGATATCTATATGTTTATCGAATTAAAGAAGATGCATTGTTTAATGTAGAAAAGATACAAACGACTTTTGAATTAGTATGCAAGTTGAAAAAACATGACGATAAAAGAAGATATGGTAACTAGTTCTTAAAGTAGGAGGAGTGTATGGCAGCGAAGAAATATAAACGTATGACCAATCGTGAAAAAGACGAAAGAAAACGTTTCAAAAAGAGTTTGCAGGAAAAAGGGATTATCCCGCCTGATAAGCCAAGACTAAACAGAAAGAAGTTTGCTCAAGAAGTTTGTGATGAATGGAAAGATTACAGCTTAGTAGAATATGCAAAACTGAACACATTTATGATCGTTTTAGGAATGATGACGAATTCAGGTCGATATGGAAATGTAAGTAAAGAAGATCTTGGCATTTTAAAACTTAAAAAATGTGCAATGGTGTTGGATCAAAAATTTCAAGAGAACGATAATAAGATGACATATGAACAGATCATTGAAGTTCTTAAACCTATATGGGAATTGTGAGGTGGTAAAAATGGAATATCAGAATATGACCAATGAACAAATCAAAAGAAGAATTGAATGGATTGACAGAGAGTTGTTCTGTATCGATATGAAAGACCGATGGGATGCTTGTGATTGGAGTTTAGTGCACGAGTATGAAAAGGAAAAAAGAGAGCTTCAGGCAAAATTGGAAGCTAGAATCGAAAAATAGTATGACTGGACAAGAATTCTTTGAAAAAGTAACTAAAAACCCAAGATACAAGCACTTATATGAAGAAAATATACACTTCAATACGCAAATGCAATATCTCAAGTCAAAGCCCAAAGTCCTTACCTCAACCTTGTTAGGTTCAATTGCATACTTAAGCGTACTTCTTATGTATCAAGATTTAGAAAAAATAAGAGAAAGTGACAACGAAATAGGAGTTTAACATGGATAAAAAAGAGGTTTTAAACAAACTTAAAAAATGCAAGAGGATGGAGCAATGAAAAGATCGCTTCTGATGGTTTCACTAATAATCACTATCATAGTAACGAATAAGATATATGCCTTGGCAATTGCGCCAGTGGATAAATCAATAGAAATTAAAGCTCAAAGGGTTGAACCTAAAAAAGTTGAGATATTAAAAACTCAAACATATTACAATGTCCCTCTTGATATAGAGCTTCAAGATTATATAAGAGAAGAGTGCATAGATGCAGAATTGGATATGGAATTAGTACTTGCGATTATGAAAGTAGAAAGTGATTTCAATCCAAAAGTTATATCAAGTACAGGTGACTTCGGACTTATGCAAGTCAATAAAATCAATTTTGAAGAGGTAGAAAGAAAGTTTGGACTAACAAATATGCTTGATCCATACCAAGGCGCTAAGGCTGGCATCTTTTTATTAAGCAAGCTGAAATGGAACGAAAGTGAAAATCAAATGCTCATGGCTTATAACATTGGTGTTGCAGGAGCTCAAAGGTTATGGAAACAAGGCATTTATGAAACAGACTACTCTAAAAAAGTATTAAAAGCAAAAGAACTGATAGGAGGTACTCAATATGAAATCACAGTATTTTGTAATCAAGAATCTGAACGGTGAAAAGCGATTTGTCGAGGTTGATGAAGAGTTAACAGCGGAAGAGTTTATGGCTTACTTTTCTTTATATGTTAAAGAAGCCTATCCGATTACAGAAGATGAATACAAAAAATGCACTGGGGATAAATAACCCATTGCTCTAATGCAGCCAACGGAGGTCACAAGCCCTCGGATAATGCAGAGTGGAGCATAGGAAAACAAAGGAGGAAAAACAGATGGAAAACAAATTGTTTAAAAAGATTTCAAGAACTGGTGGAATTACGATTCCTGCACAGATTAGACATCAGATGAATATTCCAAAAGGTGCAGCAGTAGAAATCGTTCAAACGGAAGACAATAGCCTTCTCATCAAAAAGCATATTCCTACATGCATGTGTTGTGGAACTGCTGAACATGTAAAAGTATTTAATAATGTAGAATTATGCACTACATGTGCTAGTAAGTTCGCTGGAGGTGGCGAACATGGAAATTAGAGAGAAAGTTGATCGTTACGCTGAATTAGATGCACAATTGGCTGGCATCAAAAACGAAATGGAAAATTTAAAGGCTGATTTTGAAGAATACGCTGATAAAGATCTGCAGGATACAAAACTAAAAACCGTAGAAATCTATGGAAATAATGGTGCTAAAGTCATCGTACAAAATGCAGCAACAGTCAAACCAATTTCGTGGGTAGTTATCAAAGAGGTTTTAGGAAAGACTGTTCCTGATTTTATTAAAGAAGAAACAAAGCTCTCATTGACCGATGTTGCCAAGACAATGTTGGCGAATATGTTCAAAGGAGATTATATTGAAGATACATTATCTAATGTTGTCACTCATATGACTCCTGATCAGAAGAAACAAGCGCTTCTTATGAAACGTTTAAAAGGAAAATACAAGCAAGATCAAAAGAACATCTTGAAGTACACAGACCTCAGCGAAAAAGAAGCGAGTGATAATGCATTCCTTGTACAGGATGTTATGGCTTATCAAAATATCTTGAGAATTATTGAGGCTTCAGGATTTGAAGGAACTGTTGAAGAGGCAGTAGCTAAAATCAAGAGTTCATTGATTGTTGAAGATTCAATCAAGGTAACGCTAGAAGCGGAATAATTGAAAGGAGCAATCTTATGAAAACTGTTGAGAGCTGGCAGACCAAAAAAATATATGCTATTGCAAGTGCATTAGGATATGTTGATCGCCAAGATAAAGATAATGACATCTTGCATATGATTATTTTTAATCAGACATGTAAATATTCAACTAAGGAACTAACGTATCGTGAAGCCAATGAAATCATCGCCTACCTGGAAAAGCAACAGAATAATAAGATTGATGAAGTTATGACATCAGGACAAAAGAAGAAATGCTGGTCATTGATGTATGAGCTTCAATCTTTGGATAGAGAACCAAATAATGCTCCTGTAGGCGAAAGATTGGCAGGTATTATAGAAAGACAGTTCCAAGTAAAATCGACCCCACAACGCATTTTCAATCGTCTGTCAAGAGATGATGGAAACAAACTGATTGAGATTTTAAAAAACTACGTTAGGACGGCTGAAAGAAAATGGATGAATTAATGACAGAAAGTGCTGATATAACGTTGGATGATCTAAATGAAGAACAGTTACAGGTCGTTGAAGTCATTGGTTTAGAAGCCTATAAGCATTTGATTTACTATTATGCAGGAACGAGCATCTACATTCCTAAGTTCAGCGAAATCGAGCGAAGAAAGCGTAATGAGAAAATACGTATTGAATATGAAAAAAATGGGGATATTAAAGCACTTGCATTGAAGTATGGATTATCAGAGATACAAATACGTACAATCATAAGTGATTTATTTAAAAACAAAAAAAATGATCCATACGAAGGACAAGTTACATTGTTTGATTTATAGAAAATTTAAAGAAAGTAGTAAAGTTTAACTATAAAGTAGTTTATTTTACCACTTTCTTTTTTTTATCTAAAATTTGCCTTGTAATAACGAGCAAGGAGGTATAGAAATGGAATATTTTTTAGAATTGGCAATTGGTACAGTCGTTACGATTATCACTTACTTTTTAAAAAAGACTATGGACAAGATTGATAAAACAGATCATAAAGTCCAACAGATCGAAAGAGATTATCTTACCGAAATTGCTCATGAAAAGATCATTAAAGAAGTCAAGAAAGATATTCAAGATATTAAAACTGACTACACGCCAAAAACCGAATTCAAAGAAGCAGTCAAAGAATTCAGAAACGATTTAAAAGAAGCACAGAAACAGTTCTTAACGAAAGAAGACTTTATTCGCGAACAACGAAAAACGGAAAATAAACTGGATGAAATCTATAAATTACTATTGAAAGAGAGGGCATAGAAATGTCAGATAAAGAAATGTTAAAGAAGCGACTAGAAGCTGCAAACTTTATCAGCAACAATGGTCGTGTGTTAAGAACGATTAATGTTCTTAGGTACAAGTATAACGAACTTAAAAGCGTTGAAACAGTGTTAGAAATGGATGGAGTTGAAAAATGGGAGTTTTTAGACTGCATTAATTATCTAACTGAAGAAAAATATATACGCTTAAGAGATATTGCTACAAAAAATGAAGTGTTGGAGCTATCTCAGGATGTCAACTACAGAAACCTTGAAGCTAAGCTTACTAGCAAAGGAATAAAGCTTTTAGCAAGAAACATTGTAGACGATATGATCGAGGTTTAAACCTATGGCCAATCGGAAACACAGTAAGATTGACAACTTGCCTGAAGATCTTAAATCTGTAGTTGAAACTATGCTTCAGTCTGATGCAACTTATACTGAAATTGTAGATTTTCTAAAAGAAAATGAACAATCGGTATCTGTAGCTAGTGTGTGTAGATATGCTCGTTCGTTCAATGCCAATATGGAAGCATTGAAGATGACACATCAGAACTTCAAGTTAGTAAAAGAAGAATTGGATCGTAATCCTGATTTAGATATGGCAGAAGCGATCATCCGTATCACATCAGGTAACGTGTTTAATCGCTTAGCAAGCACGAAAGAAGAAGATTGGGATGAAGTAGATTTAGCGAAACTTATGAAGGAGTCAAATGCACTTATTCGTGCGACTGCTTATAAGAAAAGAGTTGAAATCCAAAACCAAGATGTTAAGGATGCAGCGATTGAAGAATTTAAAACATTACTGTTCTCTTCCATGGCGAAGGAAAAACCTGAGCTATACAAGGAACTTGTCCAGTATTTAAACACAAAGAAAACAGAAGAAATGGAGGGATAGATATGTGGTGCGTGATACAAGTGAAAGGAAGCCAAGAGCTTCAAATACAGAAGCAATTAGAGTTGGCTGGGTATCAAGCTCTTGTTCCAAGAGAAAGTCGCTTGATTCGTTCAGGAGGCGCTTGGATGCAAAGAGAATACATATTATTCCCGAACTATGTTTTTGTAGAAACAGAATTCGAAGCCGAAGACTTTTACAAAATCAAAGGTATTAATGGGGTTCAACGTTTCTTGGGGGACAAAACTTCCCCATCCACTCTTACCTTCCTGGAAGAAGAATGGGTAAAAATTTTAAACAACGATGGTCATCCGTTAGAACCAACTGAGGTAACGGTAGATGAAGATGGAAATATCATCATTTTAAAAGGTATCCTTTTAAAATTTAAAAGCAGAATAAAAAGTTTTAATAAAAGACAAAGAAAAGCAACATTTGAAATTACTGTATGTAATGAAATTAAAGAAATCACGTTGAGTTTGAATGTGATTGACACTACAAAGCCAACAGAAACAAACGGTTGATTCGTCCTGTAAGCGGAAATTGGTGGTTAAATAGCATGAACTATCCTAGAAAATAAAATATCTGGGATGGCAAAGCATACCCTAATGTTCGTAAAGGGCGTATTACCTTTTAATTCGCACAAAAACCCCTTTAAAAAACGAATTAGGCATAAAGTTGAGTAATTGTGGGGTACAAGTAAAAACAACGCTTAAAATCGCTTTATAGCGATTTTTTTATAAGGCGAAAGGAGATGATAGGATGGGAAGACTCAAAAAAAGAAGTTTAGACATGCTTTTGGATGGAATTTTAGAAGCTGAAAATCAAATTGCCGATAGCGAAGCATATGATACGCAAGAATATAAAGTTTATTTGAACGACCTTTTAAAAGAGTTTTTAAAAAAGGACAACAACCTTTTAAGAAAACAACTTCTTGATGATTTTGAAAGAGGAGCTCCTTTAACAGGCAAGAATGGTATACGAAAAAAATTAGCTTCGTTTGATATGGAATTTTTTGGAAGAGCCTACCTCCCTCATTACTTTGTCAGGAAGTCTCCACGCTTCCACGAAGAACTCGACAATATTTGGAAACATGGCGTTATGAAAGACGAAGTACCACTTTCAAAAAGCGTTCAAAAGAAGATAAGCAGAATGCCAGGCTGTAAAAGAGCGATTGCTGCCCCTCGTGGTCATGCTAAATCAACGAACCTTACATTCAAAGGATCACTTCATGCAGCGTTATATGAGTATAAGCACTACATCATTATCTTGTCAGATAGTTCAGAACAGGCTGAGAGTTTCTTAGATTCTATTAAAACCGAGATGGAAGAAAATGAACATATCATCGAAGATTTTGGGAAACTAGATGGTAAGGTATGGCGATCAAACGTTTTATTAACAAAGACAAACATCAAAATTGAAGCTATTGGTTCAGGCAAAAAGATTCGTGGTAGAAAGCACAAGAATTGGAGGCCTGATTTATTGGTTCTTGATGATATTGAGAATGATGAAAATGTAAGAACGGTTGACCAGCGTAAGAAACTATCTGACTGGTTTTATAAGGCAGTGTCGAAAGCTGGTGATGATTACACCGATATTATTTATATTGGAACAATGCTTCATTATGATTCGTTGCTTGCAAACGTTTTAAAAAATCCAAGCTATAAAAGCATAAAATATCAGGCAGTTCTTTCTTTTTCATCTGCAGTTAATCTATGGGATGAATGGGAAAAGATATATACCGACCTTGATGAACCTGAACACGAAGCAAAAGCTTTGTACTTTTTTGAACAACATAAAAAAGAAATGCTGGAAGGCACAAAAGTATTATGGGAAGACAAACTTTCCTATTACAACCTTATGTGCATCAAGGTATCTGAAGGCGATGCATCATTCAATTCAGAATTACAGAATGAACCAATCAGCCCTGATGATTGCTTATTCCAGGAAGAATGGTTTGATTACTACAACGAATTTGAAATGAACTTCAATTCAAAGGATTTTGAATTCTATGGAGCAGTAGACCCATCGCTTGGTAAGAATAAGAAATCAGACTATTCAGCCATTATCACTATCGCCAAACAAAAGGCAACTGGATATATGTATGTAATTGATGCCGATGTGATGCGTAGACATCCTGATCGCATCATTAACGATGTGCTCGAAAAAGAAAGATGGCTTAGAAAAACTTATGGCAAAGGCTTTAAAAAACTTGGCTGTGAAACTGTACAGTTCCAATGGTTCTTAAAAGAGGAAATTTCCAAAGCTTCTGCCAAAGCAGGTCTTTACTTGCCAATCGAAGAAATCAATTCAACTGGTGACAAGGTGCTGCGTATTCAATCGCTGCAACCTGATATCAAGAATAAATACATCAAGTTCAATCGTAGACATAAATTGCTTTTAGAACAGCTTATGCATTTTCCTATGGCAAGCCATGATGATGCGCCTGATGCATTGGAAATGGCACGAACGATTGCTAAAAAAGGAAAGAGATTCAGAATATTAGACCGTTCGCTTTTTGGAGGATAGAAAATGGCAGTAATTTATATGGATAAAGAGAGTTTTAACTCTTTGGATGAAAATGATATCAAAAGAATCTATATGGAAAACCGATATTTAAACAGTACATATAGAACTCTTGATAACTACTATGCTGGGAAGCATAAAATCGTGTACAAGCAAAAATACAACGCAAACGATCCCAATAATAAGATTGTCAACAACATGTGTAAGTACATTACTGATAGTATGGTTGGTTATTTTGTTGGAGATCCTATCAAATACAACTCACAGAATGATGAGTATATGGAAAAGATACAGAATGTACTTGAATACAACGATGAACAGGACGAAAACACAGAAATTGCTAAAAAAGCATCCATTCATGGCGATTGCTTTGAAATTTTATATATTGACGAAGATGCCAATATTCGTTTTACCAAAGTGCCAGCGAACGAAGGTATCTTGATTCGTGATTCAGGTGGCGAAGATAACTATTTAGGTTTTATTCGTATTATTCGTTCATATACCAAGCGAAAGGTCGAAATATTGAAGTTGGAATTCAGCACAAGTGAAAGCACCTGGTATTTTGAGTCAAGAGCTGGTGGAAGCTTACAGTTGAAAGATATTGTTGATCATTACTGGAAAGATGTTCCAGTAGTTGAGTTTGTCAACAATGAAGAACGAATTGGTGATTTTGAAGGCATCATCAGTATTGTGGATGCCTATAACACAGTCCAATCGAATACAGCAAATTTATTCCAATATAACGATGAGGCGTTGATGAAGATTTCTAAGCTTGGAGATGTAACAACAACCGACATTCAAGAGATGCGTAAAAAAGGAGCAATCATTCTTGACGATGGTGGTGATGTATCTTGGATGTTAAAAGAAATTAATGATACAGCTTTAGAAAACTATAAGAACCGCCTAGTAAGTGACATGCATTTGTTTAGTTCAGTGCCGAATATGACAGATAATGCGTTTGCATCTAATCTTTCAGGTGTGGCTATTTCTTACAAGATGTGGTCAATGGATCAAGTTGTTGCAATCAAAGAAAGAAAATTTAAAAAATCGCTGCAAAGAAGGATTGAACTGATTACCAATATTTTGAATTTATTCGGTGGAAATTACGACTATCGTGACATCAATGTTGTATTTAATCGAAATCGTCCTCAAAACAAGCTAGAGAACGCTCAAATTGCTCAAATGATTTCACCGTTCATTTCTCATCAAACACTTCTTTCAAAGCTAGACGATATCGAGAATGTTCAGGAAGAATTAGAAAACATCAAAGAAGAAAATGAAGATGAAGAGGTAAAACAGGGCGTTTATCAAAATCTTGTCAAGGCATTTAAGCTAAGCGAGGATGAATTGGATGAATAAGGCTGAAAAAGAAAAACAGTTAGCAATTGCTAAAGATTGTCTATTGGATGAGTTAGAAGAAATAGATGACATTGTAGAAGATCTGCTGGATGTCTATGATGAAGCAGCTGAACGCTTAAAAGCAGATATTCAACGATCCTTGATTCGATTTGCCGAAAACAATGAAATATCTATCGAGGAAGCAAAAGGG